TATGGCGATAAGGTCCAGCAAGAACATTCTGGTCTGATAGGGGTCCAGCAAATCACCGGGATGGAAGTGAAATAAGGCTGTATTGATTATCAGTCAATTACAAAGTGTTTCACCGGTGACAAACTTGACTAAGTTATTAACAATCAGTAGTATAAATAATTAACCAAAAAAACATGATTCACAATGGCAGTCTGGGAAAGCACCAGAACATTCTTTTCGCAACCTTCGGGGCTGGCGACATCAGCTTTGCACGTGCGCGCTACGAAGAAGAAACACACAACCGTCTTCTGATATTCAAGACACAGGACCCACCACGCAAGATCGGTGAAGTGTCCAGTGATGACGCAGGAAAGAATTCTGATGATCTTACACCACCGCAGATAGTTTTCGAATTCACTAAGCCTGAAAGCATCACAGCACTTGTGCATTCGCTTTTGGAACTTCAAAAGGATTTGTTTGACAAGCAGAATTCGGTGAAGCCCATCGACCCGCAAAATGATATAAAAGTCGGAAGCGGCCAATAACATGAAGCTATCCTTCGACACACGTGGCAATGAAAAACAGAAGCAGTGCGCCCGTGATTGGACGGACAACACTGTTTCTGACATCGTGTACGGTGGTTCGAAAGGTTCAGCCAAGTCATTCACAGGCTGTTCATTGATCTTTGGTGATGCTTTCATCTATCCTGAAACACACTACTTTGTTGCAAGGAAGAATCTGAATGACATCAGAAAGTTCACCATCCCTTCCATTCATGAAGTGCTGCAGCTATGGAATGTTGGTCCTGAATACTACAAGTATAATGGCCAAGACAACTATTTTGAACTATACAACAAGTCAAAAGTCTTTCTGCTTGATGCTAAGTACTTACCAAGTGATCCACACTTCTACAGGTTTGGATCAATGCAAATGACACGTGGCTGGATTGAAGAAGCAGGTGAATTCACAAAGGAAGCAAAGAACAATCTTCAAGCATCAATTGGAAGATGGAAGAATGATCTGTATGGAATAAATGGCAAGCTTTTACAGACGTGCAATCCATCAAAGAACTATTTATATTCTGACTATTACAAACCAAACAAAGAAGGAACACTTGAACACTGGAAGAAATTCATTCAAGCGCTTCCAACAGACAATAAAATGTTGTCAAAGGAATATCTTCAAAACTTGGAAAGAATTCTGTCAGCGAATGAAAAACAGCGTTTGCTGTTGGGGAATTGGGAATATGATGACAACCCCAATGCACTTTGTGAATATGATTCAATCATTGGAATGTTTTCAAATGATCAACTTTATCAAGAAAGCAAAGTTGAAAAGAAGTACATCACAGCGGATGTTGCCAGATTCGGTTCTGACAAAGCAATTGTTGCTGTCTGGAAAGGCTGGTGTTTGATTGAATGCTATGTGTTTGATAAGTCAAAGACAACACAGATTCAAGATTGCATCAACGCACAAAGAATGAAACATGGAATATCAAAAAGTCATTGCATTGCGGATGAAGATGGTGTTGGTGGTGGTGTGGTTGACAATTGTGGAATCAAAGGATTCGTGAACAATTCAACACCAATTGATGAAGGATTGAAAGACAAACCAAACTATCAGAACCTTCAAGCACAATGTCTTGTTAGGTTTGCAAAGCGCGTCAATGAAGATGGTGTGTTCTTCATGGCTGAAATATCTGACAAGCACAAAGAAGAAATCATTGAAGAAATGGAAACAATTGAATCATACAAGACTGACATTGATGGAAAGCTGAAGGTGATTCCAAAAGAAAAAGTAAAAGAAAGAATTGGAAGATCACCAGACTGGCGCGATGTTCTTATGATGCGCGAATGGTTTGAACTGAAGCCAGTTTCATCTGGATTCAAGTCATACATGCCAACAAGATAAAACAAAACAAAGGTGCAATGATACATCTGACAGCAAACAACAAGAAGTTCACCTTTCCACAAGTGTGGGGTGAAGTTACATTGAAGCAATTCAATCAAATGGAATCATTGACAGACTTGAAAGACATTGCAAGTGTTTTGTCTGGACTGCAAGTGAATGATTCAATGCTTGAACACCTTCAGCCATTCATGTTCTTCATGACAACACCATTTGATCCGGATGACTGGAAGCTTCCAAAATCAGTTGCAATCAATGGTGAACAAATTGCGCTTGACTTTGACATTCGAAATGAAACACTTGGACAAAAGATCTTGCTTCAGTATAACGTGAAGCCAAATGAAATTGCAAAGGCTGTTGCAATATATCTTCAGCCAAAAATCACTGGTGCAAAATTCGAATATGAAAAAGCAATTGAAGTCATTCCAATTGTTAATAACTTGTCACTGAATGTTGCATTTCCTATTGCGGAATTCTTATTTTCACAATTGCGCAAAACAATTGAAACTGAAAACAAAGAACTTGCTTCATCCGTTACCAGTGAACAAGTGCGCGCTGGAATTCATTCATTCGATCAATTCAGCTTCTACAACACAATTGATTCACTTGCTGGCGGTGATGTATTAAAATATGAACAAGTTCTGAATCTGTCATATAATGTTGTATTTTTGAAACTCAAAAGAACGCTTCTTGAATCAAAGTACAAGACTAACTATCAGAAAATCATGAACACAAAACAATGAAAGCTGAACTTGATCTTCTTGTGTCGCAACTGACTGCAAATGGTGATTCATTCACACCAATATACGGAACAAATTCATGGCAAAATGTGCTAATTGATGAAGCGCAATTTCCGGTGGTGTGTTATGACATGCCAAAAGTAAAATATGAAACACCGAAATCTGGATTCATTGGTGAAGTATATCCGCTGACAATTTATATTGCATACAAGTCAGAACTTGAATGGACTGGAAGCCAGCATGAAGATGTGATTGAAAAAGCAAACACAGCCATGCGTGAATGGATTTCAAGGTGTCAGAACTACAAAGATGCAAACGGCAACAGAATACTTGAAATAGTTTCAATTCAGACAGCGGATCGTGTGAAGTGCGTGTTTGATGTTTGTTCATCTGGTGTCATGGTGACAATGGATGTCAAGCCAGCAATCAATCTTTCAGTGTGTGTGTCATAAATGGAAACAAAACAAATACTTGAATCATTTGCTTCAAAGCTAACTGAAGAAATCAAGCAAGCCATTCCAAAAGTGACTGGCAAGACAGCGGATTCAGTGAAAGAACGTGTGTATTCAACCGGGTTTGAAATCAGTGCAAATGCAAGTCTTGTGACATTGATTGATGGAAGAAAGCCAACAAGCGATTCGGCAACAGAAGGAAATCCAAACTTGAATGAAATCATTCTTCAGTGGATCAAAGACAAGGGACTGCAACCAAAAGATGGAATTTCAATTGAATCACTTGCGTTCTTGATTTCACGTTCAATTCATCGCAAAGGAACAAGACTTTATCAACTTGGTGGTGGAAACAATCTTTTCAAGTCAGTGCTGAATGATTCAAAGATTGACTTGCTTGTTGCGCAATTAGCAGAAAACAAATCCATTGAAGTAAGTTCATCAATTATAAAAGAATTCAAATGATTAATGTTGTAACATATCCACAAAAGACAATCAATGGTCAAGTGTCGGAAGTTTCCAAATGGAACGCGGTGCATCACCCTATTCAATTTGAAATACAAAGACAAGACCGGTCTGTGATTTCTGCAACACAATATTCACCAACACAAGTCACCATCTTTTTCAATGGTACTTTCGAAGGAATTGTTGGTGATTCCATATATTTTGAAAGCGGAATCTTCAAGGGAACTGGCGTTGTTGCTGTCATTGGTTTTTCTGGTGTGACATCCGGAATCATTGTTGATTTTGTTGTTGCAACATACTCGGTTCAATTAGGTGGTTTTTTAAACTTTGTATCATACCGGTCAAGCTATTACATTGAAACAACAATCTTTGGTGTGGATGAAACACCAGCATACTATGAAGTCGGAACTTCGATAAACAAACCAGATGCAACCGGGCGCGCAAAAATAGATGTTTCAGCTTTCTTGAAAACAATTGTTTCATATCAAGACACATTTGAATACAATCAACTGAACAAGTCAGATCTAAGTCAAGGCGGTCAATTTAATATTCAATATCGTGAAGGCTACAATGGAACAACTGGCGCATGGTCTGGAATTAGCACATCAAATTTATTCTATTATGTGAATGCTTCAAAGCAGATTCAACAAGTGTATGGCGCAAATATGGGTGAATATGTTCCATTTGACACAGCGTTCACAACAGAACCAAAAGCAAAGTTTCTTTCAGACTTCAACAAACCTACATACTTTCCTGGGTTTCCATTTAGCTTGTCATTTATTTATTCAGATGCAATTGCTGGAAGTCAGATTGTAAAATTCGAAGAAGAAAAAGATTCAAATGGTGGTGTTGTTAGCACATTGTCTTTCAATCTTGATCCAGCATACTTGCAACAAGTCAACCGCTTGATGCTATCAGATGACTTTCCTTGCACAACAGAAGAAGTTGATGTGTGGCTTCAGACAGATGGCGCTGTGTGTCGCGAATATGTTCTTGCTGACTATGTTGCTGAAGACTATGTTGAAGAATTGTGTGGTGTGATTGAAGTTGATCCTGGTGAACCGCGTTAATAAAAATAAAAAATGGCTATAATCACAGAAATAAAAACCATCAAAATTGATTGCGCTTGCAAAGACAATCCAGTCTATTTGCAATGGCGCGGAACAAATGGTGGAATCAATTATTGGTTGTTTCATTCAGTACAAACTGAAGTTGAAACATCTTCAGTCAAGTCAGATTTCTTTCCGTATGTTGGTGAACTTGAAGACGCATTCAGCAATGAAGAAACACTTTCAAAGGGTTCACAGCCATCATTGATTGTTGGTGGTTACATTGATGTTGAAGATCTTGGAAAAGGTTTCAAACCTTCAGACGCACCTGGATTGAAAGGATTGATTCGATCACTTGATGTTTCAATCTTAATGAATCCGGAAACATGGCAAGATTCAGCGCCACAATGGATGCGCGTCAAAGTTGCACCCGGAACATTCAAAATACTTGACACAAATCAAACAAAAGCACAAATTGAATTCACATTGTTGCTTCCATCAATTAACATCCAAACACAATAAGCATGAAAAACACGCTGAATGAAAGTCAATTTTTGAACAAATATCAACAACATCTTGCGAAGATGACACATTCATTCTTGATCCAAACGCTGGACAAAAAAGAAGATGAAGTGAAAATCATTTATGAATCATTTTGCAATGAATGGGAAAAGCTTGTTGAAAAGGTGAATGCACAATATGGTGGATTTGTTCTTGCGCATGGATCATGGCGCAACATTTTTGAACGCGATGGATATAGAAATATAATCACAAAGCCAATTGCACCAGAAGAAAAAGCTTCCATCTTGCGGATCATTTTCATTGTTGAAGGGAAAACAGAATTTCAGCGCGCATTGCGTGAATTCAAATACAAATACATCTTCTTGATTGTACGAATCAAATATTGGTGGCGCAAGCTTCCATTCTGGAAAGAAAACAGACAGCAAGCAAGACAAATCAAAAATGACATACAAGCAACACAATCAAAAATGTATGTTGTAAAATAATGAATAAAGAACTTTACATCAACGGAAGCTTCATTGAATTGTCAGATCAATCAAAAATTGGCTTGACAATTCAAGCAAACACACTTTCTGACTTACAAACCAGACAAGGAAATTTTTCAAGTGAATTCATTGTTCCTTTTACACCAGCAAATCAACAAGCACTTGAACTTTCAAACAACATAAATTCAGACACAACAATTCCATACAAGTTGAATGGTGTGAAGTATCTTGAAGATGGAATTGAAATCATTTTTGATGGCTTCGCTATAATCAAAAGCGCTTCAGCTGGTTATTCTGTGTCAATTTATTCTGGCAACTTGGACTTCTTCAGTGCTGTCGGTGATGCGCTTCTGACTGACTTGGATCTTTCTGACTTAGATCACACTTACACTTTGGCAAATGTTCTTGCATCATATCCAAATACTGGTGGCTACATTTATAGTCAGATTGATTTCAGAAAAATTGAAACAACTTTGTCCCCTTCAAACATGGGACGTTCTGCGTTCATGTTTGTTCACACATTGATTGAAAGGATTTCAGACGCAATTGGCTATGCACTTGCTGGTGACTTGCTTCTTGATGACTATTATATCAACATGATCTTGACAACCAACTTCAGACATTCGGAAGCATGGCAAGAAAGCACAAATTCAAGCACATCATTGACAGCACCAAACACAATTTCAACAATCATTGGCGCGCCAATTACAAGTGTTTACAATATCGGATTTCCAACAAGTGGACACATCACTGGTGGAATTTATGTTGCGCCAGAAGCATTGTCAGCATCGTTTTCAGCTTCAATTCCAATTCAATTCGGTTTGACTGGATCCGGTTCACAATTCGCGGATTCTGCTTCAATACAAATTGTAAACATCACAACTGCAACAATTCTTGATGCTGACACAATCAATCCAAATACTGACATTGGCGGTGGCGCTGAACGCTTTTATACATTTCAAGTCAATGCTTCATCCGCGTCTTATAGTCCCGGTGATCAAATTCAAATACGTTTTGAACAAGTTTATTCTGCAATAGGTCTTTATAGGTGGACTTATCTTGTAGGAAGTATTTACGGATCAAATGTCAGTGTTGGCTTCATTCCATATCTTGGTGGTGATGTGAATGTTTCTGAAATACAACACGACATGAAGCAAACGGAATTTGTCAAGGGAATCTTGAACATGTTCTGTGCGGTTCCGCAAGTGAATGTTCCAACAAAAACTTTGACAATCAACAAGCTGAATGACATTCAAGCAAACATTCCAAATGCGCTGGACTGGTCAAGAAAAGTTGATGTGAAACGCGGAATAAATATTTCATATCGTGACACAGCGTATTCACAAAACAATCTTGTGAAGTATTCGAATGATCCAGAAGTTGTTGCTGAAGTTGCTGAATGGGTGTACTACACAACAGATGGTGTGATTGTGTCACCGGATGAAACACTTGACAAAGAAAAAACAATTGTTCAGCTTCCTTTCAGTGGAACAATAAGCACAAACCGCATACCATACAAGAACAACGACTTTTCAATTGACGTATTTACACCGCGCGTGTTAAGGCTTGGAAGATTTTATTTCAATATAGGAACCGGAACAACGTCATACTATCCAACACAAGAAGGTTCACATTTCCAGCCAAATGGCGGATATGAAACACTATCAATGTATGATGGCGGTGCGTCAAGGTGGTCTTTTATTCGCAACTATTCGACAATAGAAGGAATCCTTGAAAACTATAAAGGTGTTTCACTATTCGTGAACTTGAATTCAGTTGACATTTTGAACATTGACTTCTTGATACCTATTTATTTGGACATTCACACAGCTGACATTCAAGTGAATGGATATTTTTATTTGAATAAGGTTGAAAACTACAAAGGCGGTGAATCAACCAAATGTGAACTAATAAGATTGTAACATGATACCAAACGAAAACAAAATGAAGCGACAATTTTATGTGACATTGATCTTCTTGACAATCGCGCTTGCCGTTATTTCATTGGCTTCTGGCTGTAAAAAAGAACAACCATCATGCGGAACGTGCGAATATATTGAACACTATTCACACAATGATTCAACATTCAGAATCTCTGGAACAACATTCTGTGATGAAGATTATGAACGCATAAAAAATGAACAACACTTCTATTCAGACACAATTGGTGCAAACGAATTTGGAATTGGCGGTGTTCACACAGATATTCATTCACAATTTAATTGTTCAAAATAATGGCTGAAGAAATTGAAAAAGTTGTCATCATAAAGATTGACTTAGATGTAAATGAATACACAAAAAAGTCTGTTGAACTGAACAAAGAAATCAGTGAAATCAATAAAGCGCAAAAGGAACTGAAGAAGTCTGGTCACGAATTGTCAATTGAATATCAACAGAACAAAGAAAAGTTGACATCATTGAATTCTGAATTACGCCAGAACAATAAAACAATTCAAGACGTCACAAAAGCGAATCAAGCACAAGCTGGTTCAAATGATCAGTTGCGCGCACAACTTTCAATTCTTACTTCTGAACTGAACAAAAAGAATCAAGCAGAAGGTGAAGCAACAGAACAAACCATTGAACAACAAAAACAAGTTCTTGCGCTTACTGATCAACTGAAAAAGAATGAATCAGCTGTTGGTGACAACAGAAGGAATGTAGGAAACTATTCAAGCGCTTTGAAGGATCTGAAAGCAGAATTGAAAGCAACCAAATCAGAAATGATTGGAATTGCTTCAGCTTCCGGTGTTGATTCAAAAGAATTTCAAGAAGCTTCTGAAAAGGCTGGAAAGCTTCAAGATCAAATCAATGATGTGAATGACGCAACAAAAGCAATGGCTTCTGGTTCCGGACTTGAAAAGTTTTCAAACACACTTGGACTTGTTGGCAAGGATTTGATGAACCTTGACTTTGCTGGCGCTTCAGAAAAAGCAAAAGGTCTTGGCGCAATTGCAAAGTCCATTTCATTCAAAGACACGATTGCTGGCGCGAAGTCTTTCATTGTTACAATTTATGAAGTTGGTGCATCATTGATGGCGCTTCCAATTTTTTGGGTTGTTGCCGGAATCGCATTGATTGCATCCGCTTTTTATCTTGCATCAAAGGAAACACAAGAAAATGCACAAAAGCAAGTTGATTCAATTGATTCTGTGATAAATAGATATTCACGTTTATTTGACATTCAAGCAAGACTTGGAAAAGCTTCTGGACAAAATGTTGAAGAAATTGAAATGAAGAAGCTTCAGCTTGTCAGAAAAGGTGTTGCAATGCAAATTGCTGTTTTGGAAAAGCTTCAAGGAACACAAGCTGGATTGAATGATGACCAAAAGAAAATGCTTGATGAATTGCGCGTGAAGCAACTTGAAAACATTGCTGACATAGGTGAAGCAAATATCAATTCAATAAAAAAACAAGGCGCTGACAAAATCAAAGCATTTCAAGAAGATGCAAAAACGACAGCTGAAGTGCGTGCTAAAAGAACAAAGGAAGCACTTGATGCGCTTGCTGAACAAAGAAGATTGAATGAAGAAAGACTTGCAGAAAATAAAAAGTATCTGTTGCAAATTGAAGATCAAGAAGTTGAAATGATTCAAGATGAAGAAGTTCGTGAACAAGCGAAACTTGCACTGGATCATACAAGAAGAATTCAAGCAATCACAGAATCAAAAGCAGACAATGACATCAAACATGATGCGCTTCTTTCACAGCAAGAACTTTTTGAAAAGCAAAGCAATGATATATCAAAAAAATATGCGAAGATAAGACAGACAGCTTTTGACAAAGCTGTTGAAGATCAAATCAAAGCAGATCAACCGCGAATCAAAGCTGTTGAAGATGCTGAAAAGAAGATGGAACAAGACGCGATTGATTCACAAAATCGCATTCTTGACAACTTTGTGAAGACTTCAAATGAAATGGAAGATGAAGCAAAAAGTAGAGAAAAAGCCATTCAAGCATTGATAAATGAAAGTTTTGAAATGACTTCAAGGGCGGTCAGTGCTGTTGCTGAAATCCGTTCAAACCAGCGTGAACAAGAAATAATAAACATTGAAGAAGAAACAAAAATCAAGATTGACAATCTTCAAGCACAAGCGGACGCTGGAATTATAACACAAGATGAATTTGAAACTAAGTCCAACAGAATCAAAATGGACTCAGCAAAAAGGGAATCCGCATTGAAAAAGAAGCAATTCGAAGAGAACAGAAAAATTGCATTGATACAAGTTGCAATAAGCACAGCACAAGGTGTTGCAAACGCGCTCACAATCATGCCAGCATACTTGGTTCCAGCATACATTGCGCTTGCGCTTGCAACCGGTGCGCTTGAAGCTTCAGTGATTCAGTCGCAACCAACACCAGCATTTGCTGAAGGTGGAAAAGTTTTAAGCGGAAAAAGAATCACTTCTTCAGATGGTAAGTCAATAAGACGTTCAAATGGTGACAATCTTCTTGCTACAATCAAAACTGGTGAAGTGATATTGAATGAAAGACAACAGCGCATGCTTGGTGGAAGCAACACATTCAAAAAAATCGGTGTTCCGGGTTTTGCGGATGGTGGTCTTGCGGATGGTGGATTTTTTGCAAACACATTGTCATCTGGAATTGATGAACAAATCTTTGCGCAAAATCAAACAATGAAGGTTCTGGAAAATTTGCCACAACAAGTTGTGTTTGTTGAATCTATAAGTCAAAAAACAAATGACGTGGCTGAAGTTGAAGCGCGTGCAAATATTTAAGATATGACATACACAATATTGCTTGAATTGCAAGAACAAAAGAAATTGAAAGAATTCATTTCACTTGGTATCATTCCAGTGAAGGTGTTCACTCAATTTGAAATTTACAAGTATTACTTGCAAGAACTGGAAAACAACAGACGTGAAAAGAATTGTGTGATGCAAGCGGTGTCAAACACAGCTGAACAATTCAGATGCGCTGAATCAACCATTTTCCGCGCAATTAAATTTAATCAAAGCACTAAATGATCTTAAAAGAAATCTGGAATGGATGGAAGAATGTCTTCTTTGAAAATGAAGCCTCTGAAAAGTTGGCAAATGACAGAATAAAAATTTGCAACACATGTCCAACAAAAGGAAAGTTTGTGTGTAAAAAAAGCAAAGGTGGTTGCGGTTGTCCAATTGTATCTTTGATTCGTTCAATAGATTCTAAATGTAAAAAGGGCAAATGGTGAAAATAGGTGTACTAATACCAGACAAAGGTGACAGAGAGCTTTTTCTGAATCACTGCATTGATATGATGGAAAGACAAAGCATTGCGCCAGATGTTATTCTTATTGTAAATGAAGACAGCGGAATTGCTGGCTGTGATATTACATGGCGCTACAAGAAAGGGTTCAAGAAAATATTTGACCAGTATGAATGTGACGTTTGTTTCTTGATTGAAAATGATGACTGGTATAAAAACAACTACATTGAAAAGATGCTTGAAGCATGGGTGAAGGCTGGACAACCAGAACTTTTTGGAATTGAAACGTCTGTGTATTATCATATTGGAATAAAGAAATACAAGAAGTTGATTCATCCAAAACGTGCCAGCGCATTTTGCACAATGGTGACAAAGGAAGTTCTTGACTATGCTTTTTGCGCCGACAATGAAGCTTTTTTTGACATACATTTGTGGAAATCTTCAATGACAAAAGCGGTCTTCATTCCGGATCAAGAATTGTGCATTGGGGTAAAACATGGAATTGGTTCTTGTGGTGGTAAAGGTCATCTTGAATCTTTTCCGTATGATAAAGATGACAAAGATTCTGAATACTTAAAAAAAATAATTGACACAAAAAGCTTCAATTTTTATGGAAAACAAATTTAGAAATATAAGAACCGGGCTTCTGATATGCTTGTCAGTTTCCGCTTTGTTTTGGGGACTTATTATCTGGCTATTATGGTAAAATTTTTGATTGTTGCTTCTGGTTATAACTGCAAGCAATATGTGCTTCCATGTTTTCAAAGCTTATTGCTTCAAACATACAGAAATTTTGATGCTGTCTTGATCAGTGATGGAAGCATTGACAGAACTTCAGAAGAATTGAAACGCTTTTCTGGAAAAGATGGAAGAATCATTTGTGAATCCTTTCCACAAAACATTGGCGCAACAAAAAGAAGATTTGATGCAATAAGAAAATACGCAAAAGAACCAAATGTTGTTGTTGTTTTTCTTGGACTTGATGACAGACTTTTGCCGAATGCACTGGAAGTGATTGCAAAGAAGTATGATGAAGGAATGTGGATGACTTACGGAAATTGGATCAATCAAAAAGGTGTCGGACTTCCAGAAGACTTTGAACTTGACTTTGATGAAGAAACGCACGCTTCAAGAAATTACAGACGTGTGCGATATAGATCAACCGCACCAAACACATTCAAAAGATTCTTGTTTGATCAGATTCCAGAAGCTGACTTCAAGATCAATGGCGCATGGATAAACACAACAACTGAATCAGAAGTCATGTTCAGTTGCTTGGAAATGTGCGGAAAAAACAGAATTGGTGTGATCAAAGAACCTATCTATGTGTACAATGAAAACTTGCCAAACGGAAGCTTGCGAAGACTTGGTTCAACATACAAGCGGAACATTTACAACATAGTAATTGCAAGACCGAAGAAAAATTTGTTTAAATTAGCAGAATGAAAGTTTTAAACATCTGTGTTGATGACTATGCAAATTTCTCACATGACAATGCGAATGCTTTGCGTTCTGTTGGGGTGCATTGTGTTGACGTTAAACTTCAGCCACATGTGTTCAACTACAAAACAGAAAGCACACTTGCGAATGAATCCATCTTGAAAGAACTAATTGCCGAAGCTGAACTTGTTCAGATATTTCATTCAGATAGTTCTTTGATAAAGTATTGTTCCGGAAAAAGACTTGTTGTGTATCATACCGGGACACGTTACAGACAGAACCATCAAAAGTTCAATGCGCTTTTCAATCCGCATGTGGAAAAATCATTTGTTGCGCTTGGTGAATTTTACGGACTTGGTGCAAAGAATGAACAATATATTGTTGGCGCTACAAAGGTGCATGGACAAAAGCCATTGCACTTCATTCATCCTTTGCGCTTTGCTCACTTTCCTTCAAATCCAGAAGTGAAAGGAACGCAATCAATTTTGAATGCGGTGGAATCAATCAATCACAAAAACTTCCGTTTTGAATTTTCGCTTGACAAGGTTTCACATGATCAACAGATTTCAAGAATGAACATGTGTGATGTTTACATTGAAATGAATTCAACACATCAAGGTGGCAAACCTTATGGAAGTTGGGGAATCACAACACTGGAAGCAACGTCACTTGGAAAAATAGTCATCACGAATCACACAACACTTGATGTGTATGAAAAGACTTATGGAATCACACCACCACTTGTGTTGATTGAAAAGCATGGAAGCATTGAAGCTTGTATCAACAATCTTCTGTCATTGACAGAATCACAAATACATCTATTAAAAAAACAATCCTTCGAATGGCTGGAAAAGTTTCATTCTTTTGAAGCAACTGGATCCAAACTAAAACAAATGTTATCTTTATGAGTTACGCGGAAAAGCTTCAGCAATTCAACAGCACTGCAAAATACATGTCAGAACTTGTGTTTCTTCAGCGCTTAATCGGAAATGAACAAAAGGTCATCATGGATTTTGGTTGTGGAATAAACACAGCGCTGAAATTCTTGAACACAAGAACTTCTTGTGTCTGTCTTGGATATGATAAAAACAAATATCTTCAGCATTTTGACTATTGTTCACCGCATGAACATGTGAACATTGTGTACTTCATGCACTCAATTGCACACATTGAAAACATTGAATCTGTGTTGATGTCACTGAACACCAAAACAATCATTGTGATCACACCAAACAAATCATGGATTGATGAAAACAAAAATGACTTTTACAAACCAGATCATTCTGTCATAAAGCATTTCACGCAAGATTCATTGATTGAACTTGTTGAAGCTTCCGGATATGCTGTTGCTGAATCTGGTCAATTCGGAAAATGTATCAACAACAAGAATGAAAGAATCTTTTTAATAGCACATAAAAAATGAAGCTTGGTTGCATTTATACAATTTTTAATGGTATTGAACTATTAAAAAAATCAATGAAACAAATCATTGATGAAGTTGATGTTGTTGTCTTGGTGTTTCAAGACGTTTCAAATCGTGGACAAAAAGATGAACATGTCAGATTCAAGATTGCTGAAATTGTCCAGCATCATTTCACCAAAAAAGAAATGGACAAAATTCACATCATTCAGTTTGTTCCGAATCTTGGAATTGACACAAAGACAAATGAACTGAACAAACACAATCTTGGATTGAAATTCTTGAAGTCGCAAGATTGCACACACTTCATGCTGTCGGCAACTGATCACTATTATCACAAAGAAGAATTTAAAAGCGCAAAACAGAAAGCGCTTGAAGGAAACTTTGATGTCACACTGACTTCAATGTTCACATACTACAAAGAACCAACATGGCAAATTGAACCAATTGAATCATACTACATGCCATTTGTTTGCAAGATTCACAGATCAACAGAATATGTGAAAAAGAAATGGATGTATCTTGTTGATCCTTCAGTCAGAATCAACACAGATTCTTCAATGTATTTATTTAAACAAGAAGAAATCATGTTGCACCATTATAGCATGATTCGTGAAGACATTGAAAACAAGTTCAACAATTCAGCTTCTTCTGTGCGATGGGGTGATAAAGCAAAAGTGTATCTTGATGAATACAACAACGCAACACTTGAAAGTAAACTTGAATATTTTGGTGGACGTGGATTGAAAGTTGTTCCGAATTACTTCAAGATTTGACGCACTTCAATCACAGATGCTTCAATCAGTTCTGACTTGCAGAAGATGCACTTCCATGAAATAACCTTTCCAGCTTTCATTGTATTAATTTGCATCAACCGGTTGCACTTTGGGTTTGTGCAATGCGGTCTGTTTCTTTCGTTTCCCTTGTATGCGTGTGTCATATTTTAAAAGCTTGGAATGAATAAAGACAACATGCTTTCTTTTGTGACAGACAACTTGACGTCCCTTTCTGAAAGCAATGCGTGAAGACTTTTGAAGTCATCCATTGCGCGTTTGAATGATTGTCCAGTGAAGTTTGGGTGTGAAGTAAAGTCAGCGCCAAACAAACGAATTTCTTTTGCACCTAATTTGAAAGCCATCACACATGCAACAAACGCGGAATTGTTTGAATATGAAACAAGATCTTTGTTGTCAAACATCTTCATGTTGCTTCTTCCAGGTGCAAGCCTTATTTTTTGATAGCTGTCATGATTCTTCCATTCATCAAATGGTGTGAAGAATTTCTTGCACCATGAATTTTCTATTGTGTGAAGTCTTTCTTTTGTGAAACAAGCCGGAAGGTCAACACAAACAAGATAGTCAACCGGTGTGTCTGGAAAGAACTTGTTGATGTCATTCACACCAATGGTTGTGTTTTCACAAACTTCATATCTGTGAATACTATCACCCAAACAAAGCACATCAATTTTCATTTGGCAATTATACAAAAAAAAAGCAATCTGTCAAAATTGTGAAAGTTGTGTTTTTTTATTTGTTAGTAATTTTGTTACAATGAAAAAAGTTCACTTTTATCTTTATGGCGCAATTGCAAATGAACCGGGTTCATTTGCACAAGAATTTGGAATCATTTCAGCAAAACAAGTTGCTGACTTCATTCATGCAAATTCTGGTGCTGAAGAATTAGTTGTTCATATCAATTCACCAGGCGGTGACGTTCATGAAGGGTTTGCAATCCATGACATCCTTTCCACATCTGGAAAGAAGATCACAACAATCATTGAAGGAATGTGTGCATCAATTGCAACAATTGTTGCACTTGCTGGATCAACACGCGAAATGACAGAACATTCAACATTCTTCATTCATAATGCTTTTGGTGGCGCAATGGGTGATGCTGAAGAATTGCAGAAATACACCAACGCTGTGAAAGAAGCAACTGACAAAATCATTGACTTCTATGTTTCAAAAACTGGCGCTGAACGTGAAGCAATTTCAGCAATGATGTCAAACGAAACATCAATGGTTGCTGAAGAAGCAAAACGTCTTGGATTCATCACAGACATAAAAGTTCCGGTGACTGCAAAGATTCTTTCATTCACATCAATTCAAAAATCAAATAACAATTTTATAACAAAAGAAGACATGAAAAAAGAAAATCAAACACTTTTGGCTTCAATCAAAAATTTGCTTGGAATCAAAAATGAAGAAGTAATTGTTGCAATGCTTGACGTTGAAACTGACAAAGGAACACTTCATGTTGAAAAGCCAAAAGTTGAAGGAATCATTTCAGTTGATGACGTTTGCACCATTGATGGCGCACCGGCAACTGAAGGTGAATATACAACCAATGATGGCACAATTTACGCAATTGATGCTTCTGGAAAAGTCACAGCTGTGACAATCGAAGAAGAAGAAAACAAAGATTCTGAAGAAGTGACTGCATTGAAAGCTTCATTGAAAGCATCTGAAGATGCACTTGAAGCAATGAAAGCTGAAAAGGAATCATTCGAAAATTCAATGACAATTGAATTGACAAACATCAAGAAACAAATCACAAGCAACTACACACCGCCAAAAGACAAGAAGCAATTCAACAAGGGTGCTGTCTTGAATGAAGATCCGGCTGTTGCTTTGAGAGAAAGAAAAGAATCATATAATAAAAAGTAATTAATAAAAACAAAAAACAATAAGTAAACAAAAAACAAATAAGAAGATGAAAAAGTTTCCATTCAAATCAATTTTAGCCTTAACACTTGTATGTGTTGTGATGGCTTTACTACAAGTCGCAAATTTCATTCCAGCGGTTGTTGGTTTGAGTTTAGTTGCTTTCGTTATTCCGCAAACTGGTCTTGCAATGGGGGTTTTGAATCCAGCGCAATTGACATGGAATGGTAAGGAAATAATGGCTTTAAATGAAGCTATCTTTGAAAGCATTTTTGTGAATCCAGCTTTGACAGATGTTCACACAATTGTCACTGGAATTGTTGCCAAACAACAAATTGCATATTTGGGTTTGCTTGGATTGGTAGGAAAAAAAGGTGTTGGATGTGATCCAGCAAGTGACACAGCAACAGCAACGATGACTGAAAAATTCTGGCTTCCAGAATCTATTCAAATGCGTCTTGAAGAATGCTGGACAACTTACAATGCAAGTTTCTTTGTATGGTCACAAAATAAAGGAATCAAACGTGCTGACTTAACAAATACTGACGTGATGGCTTTCATTGAAGAACGCGCTGGAACTGGACTTGATGAAGCAAAATTGCGTCATGCTTGGTTTGGTGACACAGATGCTTCAACAACAACTGATTCACCAGCTGGTGTGATCACAGCTGGAACTGACTTGTCTTTCTTCAATGCAATTGATGGTTTCTTCAAACAAATGTATGCAATTGTTGCGGTTACACCGGGAACAAAAGCTTCAACCATCACAAAAAATTCTGGTGTGTCTTATGCTTTACAAGCTTTTGACGCAACAGATGTGACAAATAAGGTTGTTATGGGATACATGGCTGACATCTTAGATGAAGGCGACACACGTTTGACTGATCGCGATGACAAAATGTTCTTAGTGACAAAATCGGTGTATGATCAATTGAAACGCGAATACAAATCTTATGGAAATGTTGCGGATTCATTCATGATGAACATCAACGGAATTCCAACATTAACTTATGATGGTGTTCCAGTGATCAAGTTTTCTTTCTGGGATCGTATGATTCGCGCATACCAAAACAATGGTGTTGTTTGGTATCAACCGCACAGAATCATTTTGACTACAAAAGCAAATCTTCAAATTGGTGTTGAATCAGAAGAAGCATTGCGTGAACTTGATGTTCATTATGACAAAGTAAGTAAAAACAACTATATTGATGCTACATTCTTGATGGATGCAAAGATTGTTGAAGACTACATGATTTCTGTTGCATACTAAAAAAATAAGCAAGGGGTGTTTCACTCCTTGCATTTTATAAATTCTTAATACAAAAAAAAATGACACAAATATGTGGACTATTAGCTTCTGGAATTGGTGCGGATTGCACAAATCCATTGCAAGCCGGAACGGAAGACACACTTGTTCTTTTAAACAGAACACAAATTGCAACATTGACAAAGAACATTTCAAATCCACAAGTGATTGAAGACATCATTCTTGAATCCGCTGGACTTGGTTATGTTTTTCAAGGATTGAACAATTCAATCGCACCAAAATCAATGATGGTCAAAGGAAGATATTTCCGCAACTGGTCACATGAAATCAACTTCATTGCATTTGATGTTGCACCAACTGCAAAGCAAGTGATTGAAGACATGAAAGATGGTGACTTGACTGCAATTGTTTACAACAAATACAAAGGTGCATCCGGAAATTCAGCATTTGAAATTTATGGTTTGTATGCTGGCTTGAAAGCTGAATTGATTGAACGTGATGTGACAAACACAGAAACGCAAGGTGCTTTCAATATCACTTTAAAGACAGACAATGAACGCGGTCTTGAACCATATCAACCACAAACATTGTTCATTTCTGACTATGCAACAACACTTTTGGTTGTTGAAGGTCTTGTGTAATTAAACAAAGCATTTTTATTTCGAATACATAAAAAAATGCTGAATGAACTTTCAGCATTTTTTGTTAAAAAAAAAGTATGGAAAGCCAGCTGGAAAGAATCAAATATGTGTTATCTTTGGAAGGAACCAAAAAGAACTGGCGCAAAAAACATTCAAGTGTTGAGTTTCAAAAAGCAAGTCAACTGAATCGTGAATTGTTTGGAATGCCATTGAACAAAGTCGCAAAATGCAAGTGCATTGAAGACATGTTTTTCATGTTGCACCGGCTGAATGTAGAAAAATTAAAAACCATTAATAAAATAAAAATGAATCAATTCAAATTAAAAAAAGGAAAGTTGATCACGCTTCATGGAATGGCAACAGCCTACACTGAACACAACATGACAGATGAAAAAGCAATTTTGCTTTTGAAAATTAGCAAGGGACACATCAAGTCATTTGAAGAATACCCATCAAATTGGGAATCATTGGTGTTTGGTGCTGTAAAAAAAACAGAAGCACCAGTGTTGAAAGCTGAAGTAAAGGCTGAAGCAAAAGAAGAAATTTCACCGCTTCCAAAAGAAGAAAAGAAAATTGAATCTGAAGCAAAGAAGCCGGAATTCAAAAAGAAATTTAAGAAGAAATAAACAAGCCAAAACATAAAAGGTGAAGGCAACAGCAACAGAAGTTTCAAAAAGAATCACGATCAGCGAAAACAAAACTGAAGGGATTTTGAACTATGACTTTGACAACGCATATCCGCAAAGAATTGTGGACATTGTCAACGCGTCTGGTGCTGGAACTTCATGTGTCAACATGAAAACACGTTTTCTTGTTGGTGGTGGAATGAAAGACTTGACATTCTACAAATCAAAGGTGAACAAAGAAGGAATGACAATTGACCAGCTTTTGAGAAAGATTGCTGTGAACATGTCATACTTGCCATTTGTAGCCTTGCAAATAAATTATAACGCACTTTTTGAACCGGTTGAAGTCAATTATGTTCCCTTCACTTATGTAAGGTTAACAAACAAAACTGACAAAGAACATGCTTCAATGGTTGCCATCTATGATGATTGGCAAAAAATAGGAACAAAGAAAATTGACAAAAAGAAAATTGACTTTCTGAATTTCTACAATAGAAATCCAGAAGTCATTCAAGCTGAAGTTGATGCTGTTGGCGGTTGGGAATTTTACAAGGGACAAGTCTTCTTGTATTCGCCAGAAGGGTTTGAATATCCGCTTGCAACGTATGATTCAGTGCTTGAAGACATTCAGACTGACAGCAAAGCAAAGATCTTTAAATTCAGAAACATCACAACAAATTTCATGGCTTCGCACATGGTTGTGACAAACAAGTTTGAAGATGAAGGTGATCGCGATGAATTTCATGCAAACTTGGAAACTTTTCAAGGTTCTGAAGATGCAATGAAACTTTTTCACATTGAAAAAGAAACGGATGAAGACACAATTGAATTGAAGAAAATTGAAATTCAAGACGTTGAAAAGCTTTATGAATTCACAGAATCTTCAGTGCGTGAAAATATTATTTTATCATTCAATCTTCCACCGGTGTTGTTGCTTAGAAATGCCGGAAGCGCTTTTTCAAGCAACCAGATTTCAGAAGCGACTGCATTCTACAATGGTATAACAGCGGATGAACGTCTTGTGATTGAAGAAATCTTCAAGGAAATTTTCACCGGGTTTGCTGAAAACATAAACACTTCAAATGACTATTCAATCATACCTTTCAAAGCGCCAGTTTCAGAATCAGAACTTGGTGCTGAATACTTGAAGTATTTCACAACAGATGAAATTCGCGAATCAAAAGGATATGCAAAAGCTGAACAAGTTCAGATTGAATCAAAGCCATTGTTTGAAGTTCTTGGTGTCGGTGGATTGCAAGCAATCAATTCAATGCTTGCGGATCCTATATTGACAAGGGAACAAAAGCTTGCACAATGTACAAACATATACAACTTATCAATGGAAAAGGCTGTTGAATTAGTTGATGGAATAAAAACAACATAGATGGACGCGGTTCAACTTATAAAAATAGAAGACATTCAAAAGGTGAAGCCAATTTCATCAAATGCGGATGTGAACAAAAAACTGAATACTTTCATTCTTGAAGCGCAAGAATTTGATCTGGTTCCGTTTCTTGGTGATGAATTTTATATTTCTTTGGAAGAAGACTTTGTTGCACAACCATCACTTGAAACTTATTCTGACTTATTCAATGGCTGTGAATACACTTATTCTGGTGTAAAGTATAGACATAGAGGTGTCAAACAAATGCTTGTTTATTTCGCGTATTCGCGCTATCTTGCAGATGTTCAAAGCAATCAAACTGCTTTTGGAAATGTTGTGAAATCAACACCAGATTCAACACCAGTTTCAGAAAAAACAATTGCAAGACAAGTCAATCAAGCATTGGCTGGTGCAAACAAATACAAAAGTGATCTTGATGACTACCTTTGCAGAATGTCATCTTCATATCCGCTTTGGACTGGACGCATAGCTGACAGAACAAAAAGAAGTTCAATCAGACTTTCCGCTGTTGGTGGAAATGGGAAAATTGGAAGTTCAACTTGTTGCAGAAGATGCGGAAAATATTCAAATTGTAATTGCTAAAAAATTAAAAAATGATAGAAGATTTGTTGTTGCGTGTGGTTTCAAATCCACCGCTTGTTGCAAAAGGTTCACAACTTACATGGCAAGAACTTGATGGAAATTTTGTTGAAATATACAATGCTATCATGGCAAATTATTTGTCAAGCTACGTTGACGCGTATGACAACGGGGTGACTTATGACAATGTCATTGTCAATTATGCTGTTTATGATTCTGTGATCTGGAAATTCATCAACGGAACACCAAATGTTGGAACAACACCCGGCACTGATCCAACAAGATGGGAACGCGTTTTTGCTTCTGATCTTGCACACAAAAAAAATTCAGACACAATTCTTGCTGAAGGAACAGCGGATGAAGTGACAGCTGAACAACTTGCAATTCTTGTGAACGCTGGCGCTGTTGTTTTTTCCGTTTCAAAACTTGTAGCTTCAGCGGACGTGAAGACAGCATTCAGTGTTCCGGTCAAAGTCATAACGCATCCGGGTGGCGCTTATGCCGGTAAAAAAATAAAAATTCTTTCTTCTGAAATTGAAAATTTGATTGAACTTAGTCCAGCATCTGTTGCATACGTTTCAAATCTTACAATGAACTTATATACAAACACAGCAACAAGGGTTCAATTCAATTTCTCAAACATTCT